ACGGGATATAGCGCCGCTCGCCGTTTGGGAACGTCACTTGATACCAAAGGTATCCATTGGCATCTAATTTCGGTTGGGTTTGGTTGGTGGGGAGAATAAAGAGCTCGCGCTGTGCCGGTGGCGCCGGTTGCCAGATCAAGGCCGTTCCCCAGGCCAGCATCCACATCATCGCCGTCTTCTTGAACACGAACGGCGTCATCCATCTATTCGGCTGGACTTCGAGTAAATAGGCGATGTTGCGCAGGCTGGGGCTTGGATCGACTTTGTAGGTCAGGTTCAGCCCATCGGTCGCTTTGACGCGGCTGAACAGTTGCAGCGGCATCGAGGCGATGTCATCGCTGATCCCGTTGATACAGCGGTAATACGTGTGCACCTTCTTGGCCAGTTCAGGGCTCACGACCTGTTTGGCCTTGGTCAGCACGCGCCCCGCGTACGGACTCCCGCCTGCATCGGGCACGGACTCCAGCTTGTCGGGCTGGGTCACGGGTTGGTTGGAAGTAAGTGCGCCGGAAACGATCATCTTTTCTCGCTTACGTCACATTGTTCGTGACCGCTTGCGCCGTCACGCTGTCGAGCGGGGAACCGTCCACCGCGCTGGTGATGTTGCCGTTATCCTCGGCGTATTCCCAGGTCACGGTCTGACCTGCGCTCACCGCCGGGATGGTGTAGTGCACGACCTTCTGGTCGGTCTGCCGTGTCGCCGCGGAGATGGTCTTCGAGACGGTGTTGACCTTGATGGTGACTCCGGCCGCATAATCGGCCGCGATCACTTCGGTCGAAAACGTCACGACGACCTTCGTCGCCGCCACCGCGCCGACTTCCGCGCTGGATAAGGCGGGCACATCCAGGAAGTTCACCAGGCCGCTTGTGTTCGCGATCCTGGCCACGGCCGCGCCGTAGATCATCGAGACGATCTGATAGCCCGCGGCCACGTAGGTGGCCACTGAACCGGGGTGCACATAGATCTGCTGGTCGCCCAGCTTCATCAGCACGAGCGAGGTCACATCGACTCCCTCGCCGCCTTCGCTGTAAAGCACGCCTGCCACCGCATACCCCGCGGCCACATACGTGGCCAGGGACGCGGGTTGCACATGCAACGATTCCGAACCTTTGGTCACCAGGAATTGAGTGAGTTGGGTCATGACTTATTGACTCCCGCGGCCTTGCCGAGCAGGTAGGAAAAGAACAAGCAGAACCCGCCGCCGGTGATGAGTGCCGCCGCGGGGTGGAGCAGGGCAACGCCGACCGTGATCAGCGCCGCGCCCAGCCAGTAGAAAATATCATCCAGGTATTTACGCATGGACGTAGGCCGGGAACAAGCTCATCAGCGGACCGGAGGCCGCGCGCAGCCGTTCCGGGTGGGGACAGCGCGCCCGCGCCTCTTCGATCCAGGGGCGCATCACGTTGTCGAAGGACATATCGAACGCGGGCACATGCCGCGGCGTCGGATGACAATACATCTGGTTGCCGCGGTACATATCCATCCCGCATAAAATGACCGGGTGACAGCCCAGCCACAGCCCCAGCCAGGCCGCCGTCGTGGATGAAAAGCAGTAACGCCAATAATTTACGTCCATCTCCACATGACTCCCGAACTCCGGCGAGACGTTGGTCTGGCCGTTGTTCAGGATCGGCAGCATTTCGGGGATTTCGTGGGGATCGTCCAGGTAGACCATATAATCGGGTTGGCAATGGTGGAAGGCGTGATAGTTGACGGCGATCAAAATGCAATCGGCCGGGAGGCGTTTCAAATCCTCCGGGAGACTCGGACCTCCGCCGAGCACTGCGCCCGGTCGGCCTTGATGTTTGTCGTGCAGTTCCGAGAGTTTCAGCATGTCACGTCACGCGCTTAAAAACGAAAAACCCGCCTCCAGCCCTTGCGGGTTTGGATGGCGGGCGATCAACTCCGTCGTTCTGGTTAGGTTGTCGTCGGGGCAGGCCTTGTGCCTGCCTGCTCACTTACACCCCTATTTTAGCACCATTTAATTAAAGTTGAGCATAGCAATTTCGTAGGGGGCTGACTCCTCCCCCGAATCGCTCTGCTATTTGGGGGAGGCCGGGAGGGGGTCTGAACCGTGGGTCGCCTCTTCAATCCTCTTCCTGTACGCCGCCCGCAGCCGCTCCGACGCACCAATGCTCACATCGTTCCAATCCAGCGACTTGCTGAACTGCGCCGTCGCCTCCGCCCCGATCAACGCCTCCAGTTCCGCCCGCAGCTCCGCGAATGTTGGCTGGTCGGTCGGGATGTAGCCCGTCACGGGCAGGCTGCTCAATGAGATCGCACGCGTGCGGCGTTTCACCCTAGACTCCCCACTCCTCGTTCAAGATCGCCGCGCTCAGATCCACCACGCCGCGGTAGAAGCGCGCCCGCACCATCGCGATCACCCAGGCCGCGGTCGTGTCGATCCGCTTCGTGCGCACCAGGTTGCGGCCGCGGCGTTCTTTAACATACTTGATCTGCCCATTGCCATTTTTTGCGATGCTTGTATTTCCAAAACACCAGCGCGCGCACGGGTGCGCCTCGTGCGTCATCTCGCCGTTCTTCAGCTTCGTCTCGATCTCGTTCATCGGGTCGGTCAGCGTGCCGTACTGCTGCGGCACATCCACGCAAACTAGGTTGGTCTGTTCCAGGCGCTGCACCAGCATGGCCGCGAAGGTGCGATCTGTGCACAGCTCCTGCACATTGTACAGTTTGCGGTACGCCTGGATGCGCCACTCGACCGCCGTGTAATCGATCACATCGCCCTCGGTGGCCGTCACGTAGCCCTGTTCGAGCCACTTATCATAATCCACATGATCGGTAACAATTCGCTCGCGCATATTGTTCTCTGGAATAAAAACATCGAAGATCACGCGCCAGTCGCGGTGATTGCGTTGCGGTGGAAACACCAGCACCAGCGCCGTCAGATCGGTCGTGCTCGATAGATCCTGTCCGATGAAGCAGTCCTCACCCAGCAGGTCGGCGCGCGTCCACGTCCCCTCGGTCGCCTCGAACAACTCCAGCGGCAGCCAGGTCGTGAGCTTCGTCGTCGTCCATTGATTGAGTCGCAGCCACCGGAACAGCCGCTCGTTGGCCGGGCTGTAGCGCGCCGAGAGTGCCTCCTCGCGCACCGTCTCGATGTCGATCGTGTGCCCCAGCGACGGGTTCGCCTTGTACCAGTTATCCTCGTTGTAGATGTCGTCACCATCATAGTTGTAGACGACCGGGTACCAGGTCGGATCGACGATATCGCCGTTGATGATGGCCAGCGCCTTCTCGTGCAGTTCCCACCCAATCGTGACGCGGTCCGGATCGTCCCCCGCAGTGGTGAAGTTGAAATAAATGGGCTGGCGCCTGGCTGAACCGGAGCCGAAGGTCATCACATCCCATAGGCCTCTCCCCTGCCAGGCATGGATCTCGTCCCCCAGGAACGCGCTCAGGTTGTACCCATGTTTGCTGTACGCTTCCGACGATAGGACTCGATAAATCGTCCCGGTCACTTTATCCGTCATCATCTTCTTCGAGAGGTTAAGTTTCGTGCGCTTCTTGAGCTCCGGGGTCATATCAACCATGTCCACCGCCACATCGAAGATGATCGACGCCTGCTCGCGCTCCGCCGCCCCGCCGTACACCTCCCCGTTGATCTCCCCATCCGCGAAGGTCTGTTTTAATCCGACCGCGGCGCCCAATTCGCTCTTTCCATTTTTCTTGCTGATTTCGACCCACACGTATTTATATTGTCGAGTGCCGCGCGCATTGACCGTGCCGTACACATCCCAAATGATGTTGCGTTCCCAGGGCAGCAAAATAAAAGGCTGGCCTGCAAACTGACCCTTGGTATGCTTTAGGCTTTGAATAAATTTAACTGCGTAGTTGCCGAGGCGTTCATCGAACATGGGTAAATAACGAGTGAAAAGCTAACGGCTTGCGTTAGCCGCGTGCGGGGCTAACCATAACCTTTGATTTGGATGATACCTTTTTTTGCGCCAGCCTTCCGCACGTCGGCTGCACGCGGTGTTGGCACGCTTGCCCATTGAAGCGAACACTCGCCACGCATGAGCGCACCAATAAGCCCTTCGGCTGATAGACCGTAAGCATTTTCAGCCAGCCATTTGATTCTTGATTCACGAAGTCGGGATTGGCGTTCACCGCCTGTTTTGTCTTTATTTGTCATGCTATCTCCCACGCTTCGGAAAATTCCTTATCAGCAAATAAATCCGCAAGCCCTGAGATTTGCTTTAAGCGCAAAACCTCATCAGGCTCCATACCGAGTTCTTTTCCGATTTTCTGCTCGCTCCAATTGCGGCGGGATAGTTCCTGCACAATTTCAGACATTGCGCCTACTTGGTGTTTACCACGCGCACGATTATGGCGAATGGTTGAGGCAATGCGGTCTGCCTTATCTATCCTGTTTTCATTGATAACCACAACAGGCAAATGAGATAAACCGATTTTCTTCCCGACCAAATGACGGTGGAAACCATCAACCACTTCGTATTCGTCGCCATCCTGCCAAACAACAATTGGCTGAGTAAACCCATCTTCAAGAATGGATAATTCAAGTAATTCCATTTCAGGCTTTGCAACTGAGTTCGGGTTGTAGTCGTTTGCGTGGACTTTATCCGCTGGAACCCATTGCACAAAAGA